AATGCATCTGTTAGCATCATGTAATTAGCAAGGTACTGTTTTAAATTATTCTTTAGGCTAATTGAAGATTGTGTTAACTTATTGTTATTATCGAAAGCTAAAGTATACATAGATAATGACAGTGGATTACTATCTAATATACTATCTGTAGCAGAGTTAGGGTTAGTTAATTGATCTTGTATTGAATATACTTTTGCGATTGATCCGTACTTTGTTGGCATAGATAGGGCTCTTACTGCATAATCTTGCAATGTAACTGCTCTATTCTGTTCGTTAAAGGCTCTTAGAGTATTCTGTCTTAATTCTTCAATAGTATCTCCATCCCTACCTCCTGAGGCAGGTTGTGGATTATTGAATGTTAATGTACTTTGTTTTGTTGTATCTACTCCTGAAATTGTTCCTGTAGCTATTACATTTGTAATTGTATTAGAAGGTACATTTGCTACTGCTCCTCCTCCTACCAGGTAGGTGATGGTTAATGTAGTATTCTGTGGAGCTAATCCATAAGTCTGTGTATGTAAAAAGTTACTTGGGTCGTAAGCATACTTTAATCTACTTGTGATACTACTTAAGCCTAGTCCTACATTTGTAGGGTTAGGTGTGATAATTGAATCATCTTGACTTGATACTCCAGATCCAAATTGTATTTGAAGTTCTCCTGTAGATGTAAATCTTGTTACAAATCTTCTAGGAACTTTCTGAAGTGATAGTAGGTTAGGTACTTGCCCTACTGAGGTTGTATCTGTATTTGCTGTATCTGTAAAAACTGTTTCTTGTCCTAGAAATGGAACTTCAGTCCAGGTATTCCCTCCACTATCTGTTACAGATAATATTCCCTGTATATTTATATCTGCAATTGAAATTGTTTTAAACTTCTCTACAGATCCTATAACTTGCGTTACTGTTTTTACTTCTCCTGAAAATGCTTTTACTGTTTTTGTTAGCCGGTATCCGTTAGGGCTTCCGCCTAGTAAAGAATCTATGTAAATATCTGTAGGATCATAAGAGCTTGAAAAAGCAAAATCAATAGGTTTATCTATAATAAAATTTACATTACCTGTTGATGTAGATTTTAATTTTGTATTTGGACCTATTTTTATAGCTTGATTCCAGTCTGGAGAGTAAGATGCTCCTGTTGCATTTATAAGTTGTGATACTTCTATGTCAACTTGTGAAGCAGCTATAACTTTAGGAGAATACCCCATCATATACGCTAGGTTATACAAATTAGTAGGATTCTTAGCGTACTGTAAGTATGTCTCTTGTAGTTGTGTATCTTGATAGAAAGCTAAAACATCTCCTACATATGCTGCCATTTCAATAAACATCATACCTGGTGATGTAGGTGAGAAGTCGTTGTAAGAGTCTGGGAAGTAGTTCTTAGCATACTCTATAAGTTGTTCTCTAAAGTCTGTAAATTCCCTGTTTACATATTTTATATCTCTATCTTGAATCATTATTGTTGAAAGTTAATTGATAATTGATCTTGTATATTAGTCATAGCTACACTATACTTTAGTGAAATAGTTATAGTTTGTGAGTCTATGTCCTCTGCTACTAGTAGTTGAATTATATTTACGTTTGGAAACCATTGTGCTACTCCTGACTTTATTACGGTTTTTATTTCGTCTTTCTTATCCTCTGTCATTTGATCAAAAAGTAAAGCTCTCAAACCTGCTCCTAAATTAGGGTTCAAAAATCTTTCAGATGTTCCTGTTAAGAAGTAATTGACTAGATTTGCTTTTAGAGCATCCTGTGTTGTGTAAGTGGTGTTAAATACACTATTAGAGGAGAAAGGTAATCCTACTCCTACTCCTACACTTGGCTGTTGATCTAACGGATTTATTTGTTGTACTTCAAATGGCATTATGCTCCAAATCTTTGTTTATCTTTCTCATTAGATGCTTTATATACTGCACCTGCTTTTTTTATAAAATCAAACTGTGATATATCTAATCCTGGTTCTGGACCTGTTTTAAATTGACTCTCTGCTAGTAACCCTTCTAAACTTGTTGATTGCATTCCTAGTCCAGGAGCAGATACCATATCAGATGTTGCACTTACAAGACTTCTATATTCTCCTTGAGTCATCGAATACTTTGTTTCATTCATTAAGTCTGCTATCGGATTTCCTGTTGGGATAGGTTTTGCTACTACTGGTCTATACTGTTCGTACTTTGTTGTGGTAGGTACAGCTTCTCTGTACTCAGACACCATCTCTGTAGGGACTTTTGCAGAGTTCGCTCCTTCGGATAGAATTGTCTCTAATTCTTCTCGAACTGCTTCTTTTACTGCTTCTTTAATTAATTTTTTTAATAAATCTAACTTCATATTAATAAATAGTTATGTTATACTAATTGTTTATCTATTTGGAATTTAACTTCATCTAGAAGTACTTGTGTTGAAGAACTAAAAGAGGATTGTCCTATTAGTTTTACATTCCCCTTACTGTCTTTTGCTACTGCGTATCTTCTTGGAGCTATTTTAGGTGAATTCGGGTCTTCAATTATCACTAAAGTATATCCTTTATATAGGTAATTTGGATCTGGTGTTCCTTCTGATCCTGTATTTGCTTTAGGTTGAGCTGTTGCAAGAAGTGATGTGTTAGCTGCTCCACCTGTATCTGTAGAACATTGTGCTATTTTTATATCTATAGCTTGTAACCTATCTCTTAATGTACTTATAGGAATCGATACACTTGTTATTATTGAGTTGACAGCTTTTACATCTGCTTCTAATACGTCTATAATTGCTGTTAGTAGTGTTATTGCTTTACTGAATTTATTTAACACACTCATAGGTACCCCTATTCCTCCTGTCATTGGTGGTATAATAGCGGTAGGTATTGGTATGCTTGTGATTACCTGTATTGCTATTTTACCTGCACCAATTGCTGGTTGCAAGCTACTTACTATGGGTTTAATAGCATCTACTCTTTTCTGAAATAAGTTGATAGTATTTAATAAGTTATTTCTGATCGCCATGATCTTCTTCATACGCTCTACATTCGGACATCCGTTTGCAAACTCCTTTAAAAGCTCTAAAACCTTCTTCTGTATAGTAGATCTCAACTTTCCTTGAAGAGGGCCTATTTGACTTGAAACTATCTTACTTATTTGTGATTTTACTGCCATTATTCAATAAATACTTTTTTAGATTTCATCTGATTTACTAAACTTCTTAATACTGTGCATGTATCAACTACACAATACCCTTCCGTATTTAATGATGCTATAGGACCTCCTGTCTGTGCTTCTGCTGATTTCATTGCTTCTCCTATATTCTGTAAAGCATCAAGCACTATACTTAGAAAATTATCCAATTGGTTACCCAATACTGCTGGTTCTGCAATTCCTTGAGGAGATGTTCTTGCTTTTCCACCTAGAAATACCTTATCTGCATCAATACATGCATACTCTTTTCCATCAAAATTAATAGTATTTGCATTTAAACCTACTGAGTCTTTTGCAGATATTAACACACTTTCTTCTTTTGCGTTAATAAAAACTCTTCCTGCATTTAATAATACTTGGTTACCTTTATATTGATCTGCTGATTTAGGTACAGTATTGTAACTATCCCTCTTCTTATTAGCTTGAATTAAGGGTACTTTATGATTTGATACAAAGTATAGTGAATTAGGATCTTTATTTATATCCTCTACTACGTAATCTATTCCGTTAGTAGTCTTTATTTGTCCGTTACTTAGTAAAATATAAGGTAAACCGTTGTTTGTTTTATCTACTAGTGGATTTAAAATTGCTTGACTACCTCCTATTCTTATTGATTGACCTTGTCTACCTTCTATTAAAGTATCCCCAGCAAAAGGAAATAGTGGATTAACATCAAATAGTTCTTGAAATCCTGCTCCTAGGTATTTGTCTTTATTATATCCTGCATCTGGGAGAGCATTATGATTTGGAGATCCCCAAAGGTTTACTATGTCTTTATAGTAAATGGCTTTATCAGAAGTATTTGATTGTACTTCTGAGGTTGGTGATTCTATAAGGCAAACTACTTCGTTTTTAAGTGGAAATTGCTTTATTCCTATAGAAAGCGGTAATGCTGTTTTAGGTACACCTCTTACGTCTCCTTTAAATGATAACGGTACATACTTAATAGAGCCAATAGGAAGATCATTACCTAATTCATCTAGAAAAGGTCTTGAATCATCCAACTTAACATCTACTACTTTTCCATAAAGTCCGCTCTGTGGTGTTGTGGATTGAGCACCGGCACTTGCTGCAATTGATGCTACCTGCTTACTTAATCCATAGCCTGATCCTATCATTACTCTTTATCTTTTTTATCTAAATCTTTACCTAACTCCTGACTCTGTTCCATTAACCTAGCGAGTTCTTCTGGGTTGAAGAAGTCTGTTTCTGACCCTTTTGCTGCTCCTTCTAGTCTTTGAACAAGTGCTACCATTTTAATAAGATGTTCATCATTCTTCACTCCAACCTCTAAATACTCTTTTATCATAGGTACAACTAGAGTTGCATCCCCTATATTCTCAACAAGAGGTTTTAATTCTCCTATAAGAGCATTGATTTGTTTTTCTTTATTCTTAGAATTGTCGTAAATTTCTTTTAGAACATCAGAAACTGTTTTCTTTCCAAATATTGTTGTCTCTAATCCCATAGTCTATTTATTATATAAATATCTGAAGATATACTATTGAATAGTAAATCCTGCTTCTTGATAAGAACTGTATACTTTGTAGAATTCTTCTTTAAGTTTAGAGATTACTTTAGTGAGTGTAGGAGTTTCACAATCCGTCATTTCCCTAATATAAATGTAGAGAGCTTTCTTTCTAAAGATTTCTAAATCGTGACGTGTTTTAAATAGAGTAAGTATAGCATCTGCTACTTTTTGATCTTGTTCTTTAGTGAATATTGATTCTATATCTTCATAACTACTTTCTACGAAGAAATCGACTATTCTTGCTAATGTAATTTTTCTTTCAGAATCCGGTAGACCTTCTACTTCGTAAGAATCTTCCATCTCTTCAAAAGATCCTACCTGTTTTAACTTTTTATAGTTACGGTTATTATAATTTATAAGCCACCTCTTAACTATTGTTTGAAAGTACGAAAACGCTTTAGCACCGTTGGTAGCATCAAATCTATGAAGCTTCTCTTCTACAAGCATACTCACTACATCTAGCTTTAAATCCTCAATACTATCTACATCTAGATAATAGAACTTAAAAGTATGTATAATGTTTTCTGCTAGCTTATAAAGTGGGTGGTATATTTCTTTCTTAAATACTGTATCTCGGAAAATAGGGTCAGAGGATGCGTTATATCTTACGATTGCATCCTCTGTTTCCTGTGTGAAATAGTAATTATCTTTATTCTGTGGTTTTGCCATAGTCTTCTGGGAGGCGGTAGGCATTTATTGTTTCTTGTATTTCTTTCATAAAATTGAAGAAGACTCCTACTTCATCGTCTGACCTAAATGCACCTTTCTCATCTAATTGTTCAACATAAATTTTTGATTCTTGTATAAGATACGAAACATTTCTAAGGTAACCTACTTGGTATTCTAGGATCTCTTCTTGCTTAATTACTTTACGGTTTAGGTTAAAAACTACATACCCTAAACCTGAAATTAATATTACCGATATTATTAATAAGATCTCCATTTTTAAATATTTTTTACTAAATTCATTAATCCTTCTGAAGCGTTTACAGTCTTACCTGTACTTGCTTTTGTTTTTTCTGCTTTATTTTCTGTAGATCCTCCTGAGGTTTTCCAATTATCATATTCTATTTTAGAAGCTAAAAAATCTGCATTATGAAGAATATAAACTAGATTAGTCTTAAATTTAGCATCAGGACTAAAAGACATATAGTAAGGTTTATTTACATCATCATATAATCCGTCATGTAATTTAATAGCTAAGAATTCTCTCTCTGTTAAAGCTATACCATATTGCTGAAGGGTAAAAAGGGAACGGTCTTGAATAAGCATAAATGTTAAATCCTTGTTAGGAGTATACATTTCATTTAACTTATCCTGTCTCCATTTATCTGTTTGTTGGATATAATTAGGTTTTCCCTTAGAACCTATTTTACCTAAGTCATGATTAAGAGCAGCAAAAACTAACTCTTCATCGGTAAAATCTATAGAAGTACCCATATCCTGCCAAAGTTGCTTTGTTTTTAAAGCACAATGAACTACGCGGTTAACATGATCAATGTATCCTCCCGGAAAGGCATTATGGTAGAAAGTCTTACCCGAAGCAGGAGCCATAACCATTTCCTCTGCAAGGTCGAGATAAAGAGATTTTAACTTTTCTTTACGCTCTCCTGTTATAAAAGTATCTACTATCTTAAGATGCTTCTCCCAATTCTTCTCTATCTGTTCTGCAGAAAGGTTCATTAATCTTGGTGTTCCGTATTTAGTAAAGTTCTAAGATCTCCTATCTTTTCTAATAATACCTCTACTAAATCATAAGCAATATCCAATTCATTTCTATGAATATTATACCCCATGTTTTTTACTTCTGCTTCAAAACGTTCTAATTTCTGTTCGAATAAATCTTTGTTTCTCATTTTTTTTATTTTTATTAATTACTATTTTTTTAAGTTTTTAATCCTGTTTAGTACGGGATAATTTCTTATAGAGGTAAGTTATGAAGAATATTTTTAAGAAGCAACTCTTGTTCCTTTAGTGACGAATCGCCGCGCAATAATTTTATATATCCCTCCCAAACCCTTTAATAAGTTCGCAATAATTTTATATATTCCTCCCTAACCCTTACCTAAGTTCATAAGATTTTTTAATAAGTAATAGGATTTCCTACTTGAAACACTGCCCCTACCTCTCGAATCTTATCAAAAGCCAATAAAGGATCAAGGGTGAAAAACTCTCTAGAATTACCTTTATCGGAAGAAACCCTTTGGGAGGCAAAGAAAGTATGAATGGCCTGTTCAACATAAAAGGCTGTACCTTTTTCCAAGGGGAGAGCAAATTTTGGAACCCACTCCTCAACCGTGGCTGTAGCGTTTATCGACGTGACTCTCCTACGAACGTCATGAATTGTCATTCCTATCTTAATAAGACCCGGATGACCGGGATTAACTAAAACATATACATATTCGATATTATCTTTAGATTTCTCTTTTATTTTCTTATTCTCTATACCATGAAGATATCTCCAGGAATACGTACTTGTTTCTTCATTTACTAATCCTTCAGATACTTCTATAAGGTATTTGGCAGAGAGGAAAGTAAGGAGTTTATCTGGAGATATATGCCTATGTTTGGATTGTAGGGTGATAAATGCTTCTTTCCATCTCTTTCCGTTTTCTCCGAAAGGTGGAAGTGATTCTGGTGAAGCATCAACAATTGTAATATCTCCTAACAATTCGTAGGACATAGCCTCCGGCAGACTTATTTTATCTTTATACATAACTTATTGTTTTAGTTATTTATTTCTTCCAAAAACAAAAGCAATACCAAGAGTAATAAGTATAATAGGCCAACACATTGTACAACCCCAAATCTGTATTAAGGTAAAACGTGTAGTTGCTTTTGTGTAGTGAATCGCTATATCAAGAATAGCTGCAATTGTAACTCCCAATACTAAGTATGGTACCGAAAAAACTGTGTTTAAAATAGTCTCTAACATCTCTTCTTAGTTTTCGTTATTAAATAAATTTCTTAAAGCTCGTAATAATACAAAAGGCCAAACCAGTATACATGCTGCTATTTCCGAGAATGTAAGCTGTTCGCTAGATTTGGTATTGTAAATGGTAAGATCTGTAATAAGAGCAATGACTGCACCTACAACTAAGTAAACTGAAATAAAATGTAGATTGATAAAATTTTCCATGACCTTTATTGTTTAATTGATTTCTATACCTAAATATACGAATAAAGGTTACTTCTAGCAACTATTTTATGAAAAAAAATTCATAAAATTTAAAAATAATTGCACATTTCTCGTACATCTCCTTTTCTTCATATAAATTAAGCATTTCTTCCAATGCATACTTAATGGCTTGGGGTCCGAACTCATCCATAAGTACAGAGGGTGTATCTAACTGTGATAGCTCAATTCTCTCAAGGTAATTCACAAGACCGTTAAAGTACTTTATCTTTATAGAATCTCTTACAGAGTCATACTTTTCTCCATATCTACTAACATACATTTTATCTATGATGAAATAGTTCTCTACACCTCTTATAGCCATACCAAACTGGATGAAAGAATCATTTAGTAAATCTTCTACCTTATGCTCTTTATAGATTTCTTCATCCCCAATGGAGAATATGTTAAAAATGTCGTTACTATTAAGCTTTTTCATCTTATATAAATATATACTTTCCCTATAACAGAAAAATTGTCCGAAAAATTCCCTTAGGTAGTTGGAAAACTGACCAAAAGGTTCTATATTAAATATAAGAAACAAACACATAGGAATACAACATAAGAGGTAGGTTAGGGGTATAGGTGGTAACCGTGCTAGGGTTTAGCAGCTATATAGACCAAACTTTAGAGAGAGGACAACTTGAGCAGTAATTCTTCTTCGGAGGAACTAGGTTAGGATTGGTTGGGCTCATAACAACATCTTTCTTAAAGCTACATAGTATATATAAATATATACCCCCATACCTCAATTTTCATCAGAAATATACAACTCTATGTGGCGCAGGATACCCGAGTACCTACCCGTTGAGGGAACTTAACTATCAAACTTCTCTCAACTTGACCTCACCTTGACGTCACCTTGACCACCGGTCAAAAAAAAAGTTAGTCCGAAGACTAACCTTTAAATACTTCTAGGTCCTCAAACCTAATCTTTCTTTCTACTTTCTTACCCATCATGTAAGAATAGGTTTCAAATCTTACTCTACCTATCCTCTCTACATTCATATGATAGTCCTCCATTACTACTCTACTCCTATCAGATGTTCTAAAGACCTTTGTAATAGATCTTTGATCCCTATCCAGCTTAAAGTAATTGCCTTTAATCTCGAACTCTACTCCTGCAATAAAATCTTCTCTTGTCATAATGTATCTTGTTTTAATTATTGATACCTAAATATAAGAACTTTATTCTTTACTTACAACTATTTTTAAAGAAGTTTTATCTACTGAGATTAATTTATTTTCTATTGTTCTTAAGACTGCTTCATCGTTCTGATCAAACATCTCTACTAGAACTCCTATCGTTCTCTTACCAAAGAACTTATCAACTCCTTCATAGACCATCCCTACCATAGGGGTAGTAGACTTAGGAAGCTTACTAGGAGCTCTTAACTTCCACATACCTTTTACATATTGATCTGCCATATTATATTTCGATAGTCCCTCTTACTTTAGTCTTGTTAGAAGTCTTCTCTAATTGCTCTTGTACATTCTCTAGAGCAATCTTATAGCCAAAGTTAATAGCCATCTGCATTAAAATAATATCCATTGAACCTCCATTGGCTTTTGCAAATGCTTCTAGATCTTCTCTAGAGTTAGGAGTTGCTACAATACCTCTTGATAACATTTTGAACTGCTCTTCGAAAAACTTTTCCATAACTTTTATTGTTTTAATTATTAATACCTAAATATAAGAATTAACTTTGTAACTAACAACTCTTATTCATCATCTCTTTCTTCATCATTTAATTCTTCTTCTGCTTCTCCTAAATCCATGAAAGTATTTTCAAGAGCTTCTCTGATGTAATCAAAGTTTATTCTTACTCTATCAACTTCAATTCTATTATCATAAGTAATACTTAGATCTATTGAATCTGTATCAACTATTTCATCTTCATTGTTTTCTAAGCTATCAACTAATCTATCAATAGCTGCTCCAATTTCTGTAACTGTAATAGTTCTTCCTCCTCCTTCTACTGAATTGATAAGATTGATTACATCCTCTTTTGAGAAGATTGAACTTACTGAATTCTGAACTGATTGTAATACTAATTCTTTTTTCATAATGTTTTGTTTTTAATTATTGATTAATTAATTTTGATACCTAAATATAAGAACTTTAATTCAATTGAGCAACTTTATTCTGATCTTTTTTCAGTAACTAATTGATAGGAAGTTCCTGAATATCCATTAGCAGCAGAGTTGTTTGTAGCAATGTTTAAGCTCTTAACTAGCCCTGCTATTGTCTTTGGATTACGATTTACTTTCTTATTTCCTTTTTCATGCTGCCATGAAGCACCACACTCTAAAGTATAACTATGATACCCTATAAGATATTCTAGAGTACCTTCTGCATAAGAATACCTTGTTGGTCTTGAAGACATAAATCCTCCTGATCTAGCTGATTCGATAATAAATGTTTTTTCTTTCGACATGATGTATATGTTTTAATTATTGATACCTAAAGATAAGAAATTGCCTCCGAAGAGGCAACTTTATTTTAAAAAGATCTTTCCCAATCTCTCTCTTTAACATCATCAATAATGTCCGAAAGTGTTTGACATAATTCTTCTTCAAAGTCAACATCATCAATAGATGTTTTAGCTTCTTTGTACTCTGCAATTAATTCATCAATCTCTTCAATGAATCTTGCTTTAATCAACTTTAATTCTTTAAATGCTTTTGCCATGATTTTATTTGTTTTAATTATTGATACCTAAATATATGAAATAGATTAGTAACTAGCAACTATTTCACAAACTATTTTAACCCAAAAAGGCCCCTAATAGGAGCCCTTTCTTCGATCAATAATTAAAAACTATTCAGCTAAAGTGTGCTGAACAATATTATCTCGTAGTCCATAAACTTGATCAATTATAGA